CAGGCAACCTCAAAGCTGACCGAATGCTATGATCGGCAGACGGATTATGCCCAGCGTCTGGAACAGGCCCGGCAGCGGCAAAGCGCTCTGAGCACCGAAGTACAAAATGCCACCGGCGCTTATACGCGCTACAGGGACAGTCTGGGCGAAAGTGATTCTGCGACCATCGCTGCAAAGGCCAACATGGAAGCTGCCCAGCAGGAATATGAAGCGGCTACCGCAGAGGTCAATCAGCTTGCAGGTCAGCAGGATGCACTTCGCAAGGCGACACAGAACGCCGCTGACGCCGTCTCTACCCAGCAGACGCAGCTGAACAAGGCACAGACTGCGGTCAGGGAAACCGAAACCGCCATCCGTGGCTGCAACGACGCGCTGCGCCTTTCTCAGACCAACTGGCAAGCTGCTGGCAACAGGATGCGCAATGCAGATACAGCCGTTTCCTCACTGGGTAAACAGATGCAGCTTGCCCAGAGCCGGTTCCGTCTGGCTGCGGCAGGAATCAAAGAGGTAGACACCAATGCCGGTGCGCTGTCTGCCAAGCTGGTCATGCTGAATGAAAAGCTAAGCCTGCAGCAGCAGACCGTTTCCCGGTACGAAGAAAAGCTGCAGGCCGCCAGAGAGCAGCTGATCGCCGCCCATCAGGCACACGATCCGGATAAAATCCGGGAAGCCACAGACGCAGTAACCGATGCGGAAACCGCGCTGACCAATGCGCAGGCCGCTGTGCGGGAAATCGAAGCCGCCATCCGTGAGACCAATCAACAGCTGAACACCGCCAAATCGCTCTGGACGGCGGCGGGTAATTCCCTGACGGAATTCTCCAGGGGCTGCGAAGCGGTCAGCAAGACCACCGGCGCTATCGGTCGCACGCTTTCCACCTATGTGACCGCGCCTGTGCTGGCCTTGGGCGCAACGGCAATGAAGTCCAGCATCGAATTTGAATCGGCCTTCACGGGCGTCCGCAAAACGGTGGATGCAACTGAAACCGAATTTGCACAGCTGGAAGCGACTGTCAAGCGCATGTCCACGGAAATTGCCGCTGACACGACCGAAATTTCTAATGTCATGGCAAACGCCGGTCAGCTGGGTATCCGCACAGACGCGCTGGAGGCTTTCACCCGCGTGATGATCGACCTTGGCAATACTACCGATATTGTCGCCGAGGAAGCTGGTTCCACGCTGGCGAAGTTTGCCAACATCATGGACATGGATCAGGGGCTGTTTGAAAACCTCGGTTCTACGCTGGTCGATCTGGGCAACAACTTTGCCACTACCGAATCCGCGATTATGGAAATGGCGCTGCGCCTCGCCGGTGCAGGTAAGCAGATCGGTTTGAGCGAAGCACAGATTCTGGGCTTTGCTACCGCGCTGTCCTCCGTGGGCATTGAAGCGCAGATGGGCGGCTCAGCGCTATCCAAGGCCATGATCAAGATGGAGGTCGCCGCTGCAACGGGCGGCGAAGCCCTGACGGACTTTGCCACTGTCTGCGGTATGACCGAGCAACAGTTCGTTCAGATGTGGGAATCCGATCCCGCCGCCGTGTTCCAATCCTTCATCGAGGGGTTGGCACAGATGGATGACGAAGGCATGAGCGCAATCGCAGTACTGAACGAAATCGGCATATCCGAAGTGCGCCTGCGCGATACCCTCCTGCGCTCCGTCAATGCGACAGAGCTTTTTGCATCCGCACAGGCAACAGCCAATCGTGCTTGGGAAGAAAACACCGCCCTTGCAGAAGAAGCCGGGAAGCGTTATGCCACCACGGAAAGCAAGCTCATCAACCTGAAAAACAAGTCCGTCCTTTTCGCACAGCAGCTGGGCGATGATCTCAATCCCACCATTCACAGTCTGATCGATGGCGTGGATGATCTGATGGACAGGTTCATGGAGATGGACGAAGCTGAACGCAAGCAGATTATTCAGACAGCGGCGTTTGCAGCATCCATCGGCCCGGCCTTTCTGGCACTGTCCAAGCTGACCAAGGGGCTATCCACCGTCACCGGCGGCATCGGCAAGTTTGCCACGGCTGTCGGCAAGGCTGGAGGCGGCTTTAAGGGCTTTATGTCCGTTTTGGGCAAGTCACCCTCCGTGTGGCTGGCTGTCGCCGCTGCTGTGGTGGTTGGCACCGTTGCGCTGGCTGATTATGTGTCCGGCGCAAAGCAGGCGCGGGAAGCTCTTGAGGGCATGGCTGAAACCGCCGAAAAATGGAAGGACACCGCCGCTGAAACCTTTTATGGGAGCAGCGAGGGTCTGTCCTTCTTTAGCATGACCGAAAGCGACTTTACCAATGAACAGCAGACGGCGCAGGAATGGCTTTCAGGGCTGATCGCCGTATGGACGGATGGTCAGAAGGAAACGGATGAAATCGTTTCGCATTGGACGGAATCCTTCAAAAACCTGACCGCCAGCACGCGTGATGCCCTGACGGAGCTGAAAGCAACAGCGGACGCTAACGGATATACCTCTGTATCGGCACAGCTTCAGAGCGATATTGAACAGCTGGATGCCTTGGATCAGGAGATCGAACAGCTACTGAAAAGGCGGCAGAATGGTTATTTCTCTGAGAATGATCAGATTCGCCTGCAGGAACTGATCGACACCCGCGAAGGGATCGTCATCAAGTACCACCTGACTCCGGCTGAAACGGACGGTTTTGAAACCATCGCTCAGAAGGTGGAAGCCGAGGTTGCCCGCGCCCATGCCCGTGGCCAGAGCGACGCGGATGTATCGGTGTATGAGAATGCAATGGTAGCCGCTGCCGAAGGCATGGCAGCCATCAACGCACAGATCGATGCGCAGTATGACAAGGAATATGCCCTGATCATGCTGATCGAGGATGCCGCCCAGCGTCAGACAGCACTGGACGAGCTAAACCTCAAGTACAACGAAAACCGCCGTGCCGCTGCTCTGGAGTATGCGCAGACGATGTCCTCCGTCGTAATGCCTGTCTGGCAACAGGATGATATCCAGCAGGCGGCAGCTGACATTGACACACTGAATCAGAAGCTGCGCGAATACAGCATGGCTTCTGAAACTGACAAGCCCGGTTTGCTGGCTGATCTCAACGAAATCAGCGCGAGCATGGATGAAGACGCGCTGATCGAGTACATCGGTCTGCTTACGCAGATCCAGTCCCTTCTGGACAGCGGCCTCACCGAAACTGAGATCGAAGCCATGTTCCCAGAGATTGATGTGTCTGGGACTATGGAGCAGCTGGCTTCCGTACAGGATTATCTGGATACACACAAGCTGGAACTTCCCGGTCTGGCCAGCATGTTCTCCGAAGCTATCCCCGAGGAAGCCCTCAAGATCGCCACCGACCTCGATATGACCGGCGCACAGGCGCGATGGGACGAGTTCGCGGCTAACCCAGGCGTCATTACGACCGATGCCATCATCGCTTCCTATCAGGAAAATGAAGAAACTCAGAAGATTCAGCCTACGGTCGATGCCTTTGTTTCGGGCTACACAGAAATCCCGGAAGGCGCGGACACGGCACAGCTTACGCCACAGGGCGTGATTGCCTATGTCGAAAAGTATGCAGAGGTCACCACCGGCGCTGATGTGTCCGGGCTGACGCCTGAGATCGCATCCTGCTTTGTGGCGGGCTATCAGGAGTTGGCGGAGGGTGCGGATGTATCGCTGCTCAAGCCCAGCGATGTAGTAGCTTATGTTACCAATTACGCAGAAGAACAGGGTGTGGACATTTCCGGTCTTGCTCCCGACGGCATAACTGCTTTTGTCATGGCCTATCAGGAAATCGATGGCGGTGCGCTCACCACGGCGCTTACGCCTGCGGATGTGGCTGCAATCGTTACAGAGTATCTACTTTCTGAAAACGTCGATCTGAGCAAGGTGTCCGATGCGCAGGTGGATGCTATGGTCACAGCCTATGCGGAAGCTACCAACTGCGATAAGACAGCCCTGAAAGCAGAGGTTGTAGCACAGATTACCGAGTATGTGCAGGCAGAGGGCCTGAACCCGCCGATTCTCACCACCAAGGTACAGATTACCGGCTATGAGTTCCTGACTTATCAGGATTTTCAGGAGAACAGCGGTCTGAGCGTGGAAGTACCCGTGCGTCTGGGCGAGGTGGATGAGGATGATCTTAACGCACTGAGCGCCAGCGGAAAGCTCAAAGTCTGGCAGGATGGCATCGAAATCCCCATTACTGCCGTGCCGGAAGGTGCGATTACCGCCGATACCATCGCCACCATGGACGAGGATGGCACGATGCATATCCTGATCTCCCCGCAGGTCACGGGTACGCAGGAAGCCATCGACACCATTTCTCCTCTGGTGGATGAGGTAGATAAGCTGGGCGTGACCGCAGCCGGTATGTGGGCAGGCGTCATGCCCGCGACCACGATGGATATGATCGGCTCCGCTGTCAATCGCATCAACTCCTACACCAAAACGCTGGATTACAATAGCTGGCAGAAGTTCTGGGCAACTCTGCGTGGCGAAAGCACCAATCATGGTGTGCTCGACCAGAGTATGCGCAACGACTTTAACTCCCAGACGGTGGCAGAGCTTTCTGCCTATGTCGGCGAAATGGTCGCAGCAATCATGCAGGGCAAGCAAGTGTCCGAGGAGGACATTGCAAACCTGCAGGCCATTGTCACATTCCTCAACGGACTGGATACCACAGAAACCGGCGCCCACATCCTTGAGGGTGTTGCTCAAGGTATGACGGAAGCCGGCTGGGATACGGATGCCGAGACAGTCGCAGCCAATCTGGAATCTGCTCTGAACATGGCATTCGATATCAACTCTCCGTCTGAGCGTGTGAAGCCTGTTGGCGACAACGTGGCGGCTGGCGTCGGTGCCGGCATGAGTGCGCATGACTTCACCACGGATGCTGCAACCGCCGCAACGAACGTCGAAGCAGCCATCTCCGCAGCATTTCCTGCCACGCTGCTGGCTTCCTATGGCACAGCCGGTATGCAGGGCATTGCAGACGCCATGAGCGGCTACGGCATGAGCACAACTGGCAGTACGGTCGCGTCCAATGTAAAAAGCGCGGTCAATGCAAATCTCACTTCCACCACCCTGCGCAGTGCAGGCGTGAATGCCATGGCTGGGTTGAAGGCTGGTATTAATGCAGGTCGCTCCGGTGTAATCTCCGCCATGCGCTCTGCTGCCCGCGCTGCCGTCAATGCAGCGAAATCCGAGCTCAAAATCCACAGTCCTTCCGAGGTTTTCGAGGACGAGGTAGGCGTTATGACGATGCGCGGCTTCGGACAGGGTGTGTTGAAGGAAAGCAAGGAGCAGGCGCGGGTCATCCGCAACGCCGCTCGCTATCTCACCGATGAGGCCCGCGAGGGCGCAATCATCAATAACGCCACCACTAATCAGAAAACGTATCATCAGGACAGTCATGTCACCTTTACCGGGAACACCTTCACCGTCCGGGATGAGCAGGATATTTACGCGCTGGCGACTGAAATTGCTACGCTGACACGCAGGCAGCAGCGTGGAAAGGGCCTGCGTATGGCCTGAAAATCGACTTGACTTTCTGCCCGACAAGAGCGTTAATGTCCACAACCTACGAGGGAAGGAGGAACAACGATGTTTTCTATGACCATCCGACCGGAGGTTTTGGCAAAGCTCCGGGAGCAATACCCGGCAGGCTGCACAGTGGTGCTGGAACAGATGTGCGACCCGTACCGCGACATGCCTGCGGGCATGACCGGCAAGGTCATCCACGTGGATGACGCGGGCGGCATTCATGTTGCTTGGAGCAACGGCTCCACCCTTGCAGCAATCCACGGCTTTGACCGTATTCGCAGAATCGACTAAGCAACAATAGCAACAGAGCGCTGTCCAGAGATGGGCAGCGCTTTGTCATGCTGGAAAGGAGCTTCCCTTGAACGATTGGTTTATCTGGAACGGCACACGCAGCATCGATATGGGCGTGCATGTGCTGGAACAGCCGCCACCCACGATGCCTAATGAGCGCGTTACGTTCACGAGCATTCCCGGCAGGAGCGGATCGCTGACCACGCTGGAAGGCGACAATGTATACGATGATCTCGTACTGACTGCCACCTGCATTATAGCCGAGCCTGATCGCATCCCGGACGTATGCGCATGGCTGCGTGGCTCCGGTACAGTCACCTTCGCCAATCGCGACGGTGGCTTTTATTATGCACGGGTGATCAATCAGATCCCATTTGAGAAGATTCTCCGCGGCAATCCGCATCGCACCTTTGCGGTAAACTTCCGCTGCAAGCCCTTCTGGTATCAATCGGACGTGGCACCCCAGAACATCCAGCCCGCCAGCGGCAGCACCAGCGGATATGTCACCATGCAGAACCCCGGCAATGTACCGTCCGAGCCGATTATCACGGTGACCGGCATCGGCGAGATCACACTGATCGTGGATATGACCATCGTGGAGCTTTCTGATGTGAACGGCGAAATCACGATTGATTCCGTTCTGCAGGAAGCATATTCGGGTACGACTTCGATGAACAACTGCATGAGTGGTGATTTCCCAACATTGCCGCCCGGGAACAGCACCATATCGTGGACGGGTAATGTAACGTATCTGACGGTTGAACCAAACTGGCGGTATCTCTAAGGGAAGGAGGAGGTTAATGTGATTTGCGTATATCCCGCTGACTGTACCGACTTCTCTAACAACGGTCTGGGCGCGGTCAGCCCGACTTCCTGCACCGTCACCGAAACGCTGAATGGCGAATGGGAACTGACGCTTGTCCATCCCATCGACGAGCGCGGCAAGTGGCAGAAGCTGACGGATGGCGGCATCCTGCGTGTACCGGTTCCTGCGGCCATGACTCCGCAAATCAATCTGGTCACGCAGCAGTACCAGACCACCACCTACGATGTAGAAGTCTACAAGGTCAGCACCAGCCGTGATCCGCTACGACTTCGCTCCGGCACCGGTACGAAGTACAAGATTCTGGGCAAGTACAAGAAAGGAACCGAGGTTATTGTCATCGAGAAAACCTCGTCCAGCTGGTATGAGGTGACCTGCCCGGACGGCAAGCATGGCTACATGTCCTCCGAGTACCTGACCTATGTGCGCACCGAGCAGCAGAGCACGACCACCAATGTGGGCTTCCGCAATGATGTGGTTGAATCACGCCAGCTGCGCCATCAGCCGTTCCGCATTTATCGAGTTGTACCTGAACTGGATAAGGTGACGGTCTACGCCCGGCACATCTTTTATGATCTGCTGGATAACATGCTCAAAAGTGTGAAGCCCGCCTCTGATGCAGTCGGTGCTTCTGTTGTGCAGAGCATCTCGGACGGATGCCTGTCTGAGCATGACTTTACCTTCTATTCCGATCTGGAGAGCACCGCGGCTGATGTGTCCTTTGAAAACATCAACCCTGTAGAAGCTCTGCTGGGTGAGAACGGTCTGACCTCCAAGTACGGAGCCGAGCTTGCCCGCGACTGGTTCGATGTGTTTCTCGTCAGCCGTGTGGGTACGGACAGTCAGGTACAGATCCGCGAGAAGAAGAATCTCACCGGCATCTCCATTGACGTGGATATGACCGATGCGGTCACGCGCATCATGCCCACCGGCGAGGATGCAGACGGCAATGTGTTGTATCTCCCGGAACTGTATATCGATAGCCCGAACATTGCCAGCTTCCCGCATCCGAAGTGGATTCATCTCCCGGTATCCGAAGCAAAGGAGGTAGCCGAGAGCGAAAACTACAAGAGCCTGACCTCCTGCTATCAGGACATGCGCAATGCCGCGCAGGCTGAGTACGATGCAGGATGCGACATGCCCACGGTTACGCTGAAGGTCGATTTCGTCAACTGCAAGGATACCGAGGAGTACAAGCAGTTTGCCGCACTCTCGGATATTTTCCTTGGAGATGCCGTTCGTGTCAACGTAAAGCGTCTGGGCTTCGAGGTGACCATGCGCATGACGCAGTATACCTACGACTGTCTTACCCGCAAGTACACCAGCGTCACGCTGGGAACGGCGGCTGAAACGCTGGAAGGCACGACAATCTCTGCCCGTCAGCTGGCTTCAGGTTCTATCAGCGGCACGAAGCTGATGCTCAACTCCATCGGCTCCGGTCATCTGCAAAATGGATCTGTCGGCAGTCTGCAGGTGAAAGCCGCAGCGATCCAAAGCGCACACATCCAGACGGCAGCCATCACGCAGGCGCACATTGCGCAGGCGCTGATCGAAACGCTGAATGCCAATGCGATCACCGCTGTGTCTGCGAAGATTCAGGAATTGGCTGCTGGGCAGATCAACACGGATGAACTGTATGCTTCCATTGCCATGATTTCCACCGCTCAGCTGACTACGGCAAACATCATCAATGCCAACATTGAATGGGCGCAGATTGAGTCGCTGGCGGCGGATATTGCCACCATCTCCAAAGCTCAGATTACCAGTGCCAACATTGACGAAGCGAATATCGACTGGGCAGCGATCAACAGCCTGACGGCGGCAGTTGCCAGCATGGTCAAGGCGGACATCGAGACCGCTGATATTGACTGGTCGCACATCAAGGATCTGGCTACCGATACTGCAATCATCACGCAGGGTACCGCCGGTGAGCTTTATATCGCAAAGCTGGCCGTGACCGAAGCGAATATGGTATCCCTGACCGTTGGCGAACTTGTTGTGAAGGGCGCAGACGGTCATTTCTATTCCGTGAGCGTTGACGAGAACGGCGAGGTTGTCACGACCCTCAAGCAGGTGTCCAATGATGATGTTGCTGACCAGTCCATACACGGGACGGAGAAGCTGATCGAGGGTTCTATTACGGCACAGACCCTGAACGTGCAGGAGATCTTCGGTGACAACGCCACCATCCGCAGCTTGATCGCCGCGAACATTGACGTGGATACTCTGTTCGCCCGGGAAGCTACGATCAACGCCATCAACGCCATGGACATCACATCCAACACATACCTCAAACTGATGGTTTCCGGGAAGGCGGATCAGTCCGCCGTGGACGCTCTCGGTGAACGCATGGATGCCGCAGAACTGAAAATCACGGAGGACGCCATCGTGTCAACCGTAACCGGTTCCCAGCAGTATCAGGACGATCTGTCATCTATTGCTGCCGCTGGTGGCGGCACAGAAATGATTGTCGGTACGCAGACCGCAACAACCGCCGCATGGACAGGGGTTGCTTCCTTTTCTGAACTGAAGGATGGTATACAGATTGCATATTGGCTTCCTTACACCAGTGGTGGAAATGTCACATTGGAACTGACTCTGCCAGACGGCACGACCACAGGAGCGATACCGTGCTATTTCAACCAGCAGGTGCGCCTGGGCGCACAGTTCGGCGCAGGTAGCGTAGTCCGGCTGACCTATAGAGAAAACGCACAGTATTACTCCTATACAGTTGCACAGGGCTGGTGGGCAGACGCGAACTACAACACCGACACCTATGACCGCATCAAGAGCGGTACGATCAAGGCCAAGGAGGCCATCACTTACTTCCACTTTGCTGTCGGTGATGATGACGGCTATTTCCAACTGGATGCAGGAAAGGCATTCAATGTGAACAAGCCTGTCCTGTGGATGACCAGCACCATCAGTGCGGGCTATTCCACCAGCAACGCCTATCTGGCCTATTCAAGCGTTTATGTGCGCTATCATCTTTCCACCTTTACCGGGGTGCAGGGCGCGTCGCTCTACATTGCCGGAACGCTGGATGGCTCGGCCTTCACACCTGCGGAAACCTATCTGACCTGCACGCCGCCGACAGAAGATGACGGGCTGACATACCTTTTGCTGGGTACGATGACCAATGCCTATTACATGATGCTGTTTCCGGAGCATCCGCTGTACCGATTCGTGGACGGCGCATTCCAGCCGCTGTCGCAGGTGGGCTATCAGGCATATGCGGAGGTCGGCACTCTGCGCACCGAAACGCAGACAGCCATCGAGCAGACCAACGCCGCCATCACCCTCAAAGCAGATCAGACGGCGATGGACGCCATGTCCGAGCGCATGGATTCCGCAGAACTCAAGCTCCAGCCAGATCAGCTCATGTCGAGCATCCGATCTTCCAGCCTGTACCGCTATGACTGTTACGGTGGTCGAAATTATGTTTTGAACTCCGTGGGGCCGTACAAGTTCACGGGCGGGTATTATACCTATGCTTCCGGTACGGTGTCTAGCTATACCGGCCTCCAGCTTTCGGTTTCGGATGATCTGTTCGAGCATTCGGGTAGCGGCGCAACCCTCCGCCTGTCCTTTGACATCAAGCGTGACAGTATCGATGCAACCTCGGCTTCTACCGCTGGCGTGTACTTTGGCATTTGGGTCTATTATCGGTATTATGCCTCAGATGGCACCACCATCAGCACCACCGGACGTGGGTACTATCTGCGCACAACGGATACGGACTTTGTGGCGACGGACGATGATTGGGTGCGCGTGACCAAAGGCCCCATGAGCATTACCTCGTATAGTCCCATCGGTATTGCGTATGTGTCCATCGGTACGGCGGCTGCCGCAGGGTGTACGGGAACGGTGCAGATTCGGAACGTGAAATGCGAAGTCGGTGATTCCTTCACCGATTGGAGTGCGGCTCCCGAAGACTTAAACGACCTGCCCAATCGCATGACTACGGCGGAGTCCACGATCTCCCAGCATTCCAATCAAATTGCGCTCAAGGTCAGCACCTCCACCTACAATGCCGAGAAAGTCTATCGCGGCACAACGGCTCCAACCACGCTGTACACCAACATGCTGTGGCTGGATACCTCCGTCAGCCCGAATCTGCTCAAGCGGTACACGGGCAGCGCTTGGGTCGTAGCCGGCGCCGAGGAAGTCAAGTCCAGCGGCATCTACATCGGCCCCAATCAGGTGTCGATCACCACGGAGGATTTCCTGCTCCAGCTGCTTGACCCCAGCGACAATGAAAACGTGCTCATGGAGATGAGCGCAAACGGCAACGTTGGTTTCAAGGAACTATACGCGGATGAAGTGATCTCCGACTCTGTGGCATCCGCCTATGCAGGCTCCCGCTGGCTGTGGGTGGAACCGTCCATTACCACGCCTACATCCACGGATTTCCGTTCCCTTGGTGAAGCCGTGCAGACGCTGAACAACAAGTTCCTCAAGGAGGACGTTTACGTCTATCTGCCATATGGCGTAGAAACATACGAACCCAATGGCGTATTGATTCGCGGCATCAGCGGCCCCGGCAAGCTGGTGATCTATGGCTACAGCGACAACAGCATCCTCAACAGCTACATTCAGGTACAGGGCTGCTTTGCCCATGTCTGTTTCCAAAACCTGTACCTGCGCGAAAGCCGCACTCTGAACGGTTCCAATCGTCAGGCCTACCTCTGCGAGGTAACAAAGTGTCATTTCGTCGAGTTCAGCGGCTGTACGCTGGACGCCAACGGTATCACTTACGATTCCGTCTATGCCCGTTCTTCCCAAGTCTTCCTGTATAACTGCGGCCTTTACAATGCTCTGCAGGGTCTGGAATGCTATCTGGCGCAAGGCACCATGAAGGACTGCTGCGGCTCCTGCAGCTGGGCAATGATTTCCTATGCCAGCCTGATTATTGCCACCGGCACGGTTCCCGCTGGCAGCAGAGGTACTGGCGAGAACGGTCAGCTCTTTGCGACCAGCGTAACGACGGATTACGGCACAGCCATTCCGACCGTCACACCGGATGATACCGGTATCATGTATGCCAGCACCACCAAATCGTGGCGCGGCAGCTGGCGCACGGATACCGTGGACGTCATTCAGGGCGTGTATTCGGACAGCGGCTATTCTTCCTCGCTCAGCTGGCATCGCGGCTGCATGTGGTTTTCTACTGCACAGAATCTGCTTTCCGGCTGTACGGTCAAGAGCGCAACGCTCACGCTGCACCGAAAGACCGGCTCCGGTTCCAGCAGCGCAAAGACCGTGTATCTGTGCGCGATCACCAATACCTCTGCCAGCGGAACCCCCAGCATCGCTTACAACTACGGTGCTATCGGCACCATTGGGCGAGACAAGCAGGTCACGTTTTCTATCCCTGTGGACGCCGTGCAGGGGCTGGCAGACGGAATCTACGGTGGCCTCTGCATTTATGAAACGCCGTATGACTTCGGATCTTCCAACTGGTCGAATGCGTATATGCGCATGAGCGGCACGGACACCGATTATGAACCCTATATCGAATGTGTATTCAGCGGCAGCACGGCTGTCGGCTAAGAAAGGAGCTTTTCAATGAAAGTTGTAATCCCGCTCGCAGGCTTGGTGCGAATGTGCATTCAATCGTCCTTTGTGGCGGCACGGCGCACCGACGTTACCCACTACGACCTGACAGGCGACACCTTCCAAATGACGCAGGTGACGGCTGATCAGGTTTTTATTTTCCCGGACGAGGTGGAAATCGCCGAGGGTCAGGAAATGAACGACGATCTGATTGCTCATGCGCTGCCGCTGGTACAGTTCGTCCGCATATCCGCTGAGGAAGCGGTTCCGGCGGCGCTGGGCTTGCTCCTGCGTCTGGCTGTTGCCGATGGCAGGCTCACAGATGCCGAGCTTCTTAGCATCCAGCCCGCGCTGGAGGGTCGCCTCTGGCAGCCGGGCATTGAGGTCAAGGTTGGCGACGTGTATACCTTCGGCGCATTCCTGTGGCGATGCCTGCAGGATCACACCACGCAGGGGACATGGACGCCCGATCTCGTTCCTGCGCTCTGGCGCAAGGTAGAGATTATCTCCGAGGATGCCGTGCGCGTATGGGCTGCGGACATCGACTACATCCTGGGTGACGAAGTTGCGTACCCAGACGCTGACGGCACGCTGTACACCTGTCTGCAGGCACATACTTCGCAGACTGGCTGGGAGCCGCCTGCTGTGCCTGCGCTGTGGTCAGCCCAGGATGCTTCCGGGGATGAGACTGTCAACAGCGACACCGGCCTGATGAACGACGAAGGCCAGACTGAAGAAGCGTAAGGCGCTCATGTGGGCGGCTTTTGCTATATCAACTCTAAGGAGGATTTCACTATGAGAGACTTTTCCATCGACATCATTTGGGCCAAGCTGCAGATGGCTATTGCGGCGATCGGCGGCTGGCTCGGCTACTTTCTGGGAGGTATGGACGGTTTGCTGACTGCACTACTGATCTTCATGACCGTGGACTACATCACCGGTCTCATGTGCGCTGTGGCAGACAAGAAGCTGTCCTCCAGCGTGGGTTTCCGGGGCATCTGCAAAAAGGTGCTCATTATTATGCTGGTGGGCGTGGCTCACATCATCGACCTTCATGTGGTAGGCACCGGCAATGCTCTGCGCGGCGCAGTGGTGTGCTTCTACCTGTCCAATGAGGGCGTATCTCTGCTGGAGAATGCGGCTCACCTCGGACTGCCGATCCCCGAAAAAATGAAGAGCATCCTTGCTCAGCTTCACAATCGTATTGACGATACCACGACCGACGAGGGCAACGGCGCTTGACGCCGCCCCTCATTTTTGATTGGAGGAAATCATGAGCGAAAGAATCAATACCCCTTATACCAGTGAACACTTCGTTGCCTTCTGCCTGTCTATGCTGGGTCAGCCGTACTGGTACGGCACCTGTGTGTACAAGTGCACCGAGTCCCTGCGCAGCAGAAAGGCTAATCAGTACCCGTCCCACTACAAGGACAGCCGTACCAGCCGCTATAAGGATGACATCGCCAAGAAGAAGGTCTGCTCTGACTGCGTTGGCCTGATCAAGGGTTACAACTGGACGAAGGGCGGCATTGGCGTCATCGAGTCTGTCGGTACGGACAACACCTTCTCCAGCAAGTACGGTAACAACAGCTGCCCGGACAAGTCTGCCAACGGCATGTTCACCTATGCCAAGAACAAGGGCTGTGCCTGGGGAACGATTGACACGCTGCCGGAAATCCCGGGCGTTGCGCTTCGTTCTGATGGCCATGTCGGCGTGTATGTCGGTGACGGCTACGCTGTCGAGGAACGTGGGTTCAGCTATGGCTGTGTGAAAACCAAGGTATCAGCCCGCAAGTGGACGCACTGGTTCCAGCTGCCGTTCGTGGACTATGGCGACGCCACCTTCACTGGCGGTTCTTATGTCAAGCCCGATACCGCGACCACGGAGTATACGCTTGGCACCCGCACTCTGAAGGACGGCAGCAAGGGCACCGATGTCAAAGCCCTGCAGGAGTTCCTTCTGCAGCTGGAATACAGCCTGCCCAAGTACGGCGCTGACGGCGAGTTCGGCTCTGAAACGGAAACGGCGCTCAAAAAGTTCCAGAGCAAGGTCGGCATCAAGCAGGACGGCATCTACGGCAGCGAGACCCATCAGGCTCTGATGGATGCTGTTGCCGATGACGATGAAGGCAAGGCCGATACCGAGCCTGAAACCGAAACGTCCGAAGCAGAGAAGCCCACTGTCAAGCAGGCGCGCATCGTATGCGGCAGCGGCTCTGTCAACATCCGAGTGGGCAACGACACGAAGTATGGCCGCATCACCTCTGTAAAGGACGGTATGACTTTCGAATGGATCGCCACCGCTGAAAATGGCTGGCATGCCATCGTGGTCAATGCGCAGATCGGATGGGTGTCCGGCAAGTACAGCGAAGTGACCGAAGCAACTGAATAAAAGCACATTTAACGCCACCCGCACCATTTTCACGGTGCAGGTGGCCTTTTTTTCATTTTGGATGTCCACATTTCTGCCTCCGTTGACCGAACAGGAAAGCGTAAATCACTACGCTGGAGGTGTTCCGCAGATATGGCTGAGAACAAGAAAAATGTTGATGAGACCGCGCCTGAAACTGCCGAAAATGCTGATAAGCAGCACAAACGGATTACACATTCGCAGATCGACAACACCCTGTACATCGTGGAATCTGTCCAAAGCTCCTCTGCATCAGAAACGGTGTGCAATAAGCTCAAGCGCCTCATCTTGAATAATGCGGCGCGTGCCTGATCCTCGCACACCGAATTGAGATTTATCTGAAAATTGACTCGACTTTCTCCAAATTGTGAGGTAACATACGACTGCCCCAATCAGGGGCATACCGCACGTTTTGAAGGCTGTCGGAAAGGAGTTTGCATGAACAGGCAGCCGCGCATTGCATCCATGGAGACCAAAATCACCGCCCTCTACTGTAGGTTGAGCCGCGACGATGAGCTCCAAGGCGATAGCAATTCAATCAAGAATCAGAAAAGTATCCTTCAGAAGTTCGCTAATGACCAAGGCTTCAGGAACACCGAATTTTTTGTGGACGACGGTTACAGCGGCACTAATTTCGACCGTCCGGACTGGCAGCGTCTGATTGCCAAAGCCGAGGATGGACAGATTGGCGTCATCATCGTGAAGGATATGAGCCGCCTTGGGCGCGACTACCTTAAGGTTGGCTACTACACCGAGGTGCTCTTTCCCGGCATGGATATTCGCTTCATTGCCATTAACAATGGTGTGGACAGCATCAACCAGCAGGAAAGCGACTTCACGCCCTTCCTCAATATCATCAACGAGTTCTACGCCAAGGATACCTCCAAGAAGATTCGGGCCGTGTTCCGGGCAAAGGGTGAAAACGGCAAGCCGCTTTCTACCACGCCGCCTTATGGCTACGTCAAAGACCCCGATGACAAAAACCATTGGATTATTGACGAAGGAGCCGCCGCTGTTGTAAGGGAGATTTTCCACCTGTGCATTTCGGGCTACGGCCCGACGCAGATTGCCAAGGAGCTGCGGAAACGTCGTATTGAGGTTCCTGCGGAATACGGCAAGAAAAGCGGCGTGAACGTACCCTCGGCTGGAACCCGAGAGAACGATGATCCCTGCCGCTGGACGACCTCCACCGTGGTACACATTCTTGAACGTCAGGAATACCTTGGGCACACAGTCAACTTCAAGACGCATCGCAAGTCCTACAAGCTGAAGAAGCAAATCAAGAACGACCGTTCCGAATGGCAGGTTTTCGAGCATACGCACGAAGCTATCATCGACCAAGAGACCTTTGACATTGTGCAGCGTATCCGCGACGGGAGACGCCGCATTACGCCTATGGGCGAAATGCCCATTCTATCCGGAATGGTTTTCTGCGCAGACTGCGGCAGCAAGCTCTATCAAGTCCGCGCCAACGGCTGGACGCATGAACAGGAGCACATGGTGTGTGCCACCTATCGCAAGAAAGGGCGGGACATATGCCCTTCGCATCAAATTCGCAACGTAGTCATAGAGCAACTGTTGCTTGCAGACCTTCGGAGCGTTACCGCATTTGCCCGTGAGCGTGAAGCTGAATTCATAGATGTGGTCACAAAAAGCAAGGCAAAAGAAATAGACCGTAGCCTGCGGGAAAGCCGCAGAGAGTACGATCTGGCCAAGGCCCGAATTGCCAAGCTGGACACTATTATGCAGAGGCTTTACGAGGACAATGTCGAGGGGAAGATTAGCGACGAGCGATTCATGAGGATGGCCTCCACCTACGAAGCTGAGCAAAAGCAGTTGGAAGCTCGGATTGAAGAACTGGAAGAATTCATGGCCGAAGTGAAAGAAAAGACGCTCAACGCAGAATACTTCTTGTCCTTGGTACGAAAGTACACGGATATCCGGGAACTGGATGCAGAGATCGTCAGGGAGTTTGTAGATCGAATCATTGTCCACAAAGCCGAAACGATTAATGGGCATCGCCAGCAGCGCATTGAAATCATCTATAACTGTGTAGGCGTTGTAGAAATCCCAGCAAGACATGAAAAAACGGCATAGCCGATATTGCTACCGACTATGCCGATTTTTTCAAGGGAACAAAATCCCTTTGGAGCCCCTTCTTTTGGGGAGCTTTTCTTATGCTGCGCAGGCTAACTGCCTTTTCTGCATGCGCAGCCAGCTGATGAATCCGTAAAGATCGTTTGCGAAAAAAGCAGCAAAACACACGGCAACGGACAGGTAGCGTATGTCCGTCAGGCTTGCGAGCGTCCACAGAAGGATGAGCACGACGTCGTTGGCGGCATAGGCAAGCGCAAAATAAGGGCTTCGGCGGAAGGAGAGATATACCGCCAGAAAACTTGTGGCCACGGAGAGCGTGCTGGGGAGCAGGTTTGCCGTATCAAGAGCGGCAAGGATGAAACCAAAAACAGCGGTTACGGCCGCCGTTCCCACCAGCATCCACAGGGATTCTCTCCTGCTGATGCTGTTGACGCGCACTTCGGAGCGTTTGCCGTTGAAAGGATTCTTCAACCAGGAAACCAGCGCAAAAACAGACATGGGCAGCGTCATGCCAAGGTAGGTGAGCATCTCCCCGTAGTAGGCAAAGCTCCAGGAGATCACCCCGTACATCAGGCTGAAAACCACCATGAGCAGCTGACCCAGCGGATTCCCTTTTGCGCTGAAGATCAGCGACGCCACGCCCACAAGGGAAGCGAGCAGCGTAAGGATGTTTCCCCTGTCAAACAGTACAAAGGAAAGCAGGATCAGCGCGGATGACGCGCCCCACAGCAGTTTTTCCGCTGCGGTGAAATAGGACAGTTTCTTCATGACTGATGACCTCCCGACAAAAACAGGCATCCGTATGCGCATCTTCAAAGACCTAACGATACGCATACGAATGCCTGATGCATTCACTACCCGGTGGCAGTATTGGTTTGTTTGCCTGCCCATTATAGCGGCGGAGGGATGAAAAGTCAAGCACGGATCAACGTGCTGCCAGCCAGCTGCGGAAGTCATCGTAGATGCGCTTCTGCCTCTCATCCATAAAGCCCAGCGCTTGCTGTTCCAGCTCCTTCGGCACGCCCCAGAAGGCTTCGGCCACCGCGCCGGTGATGGCGGCGAGGGTGTCGCTGTCGCCGCCAACGGATACGGCATTGCGGATGGCGTCTTCAAAGGATGTGGATTCAAAGAACGCCTGCAGCGCCTGAGGCACGGTGTCCTGACAGGTCTCGTTGAACCAGTAGGTGGGGCGGATCTCATCCAGTGTAAAGGTCATGGGATAGTATTCCCAATCGATCACGTCGCGGATCTCCTCTTTGGTCGCGCCATTTCGGGCCATGAAGATGGCGACGGCGGTGGCCTCCGCGCCCTTGATGCCTTCAGGGTGGTTGTGGGTGACCTCGGTCACGGCTTTGCTGAGCAGCTTGGCCTCCTCCAGCGTGCGGGCGGCAAGGCCGCAGGCGCTTACGCGCATGGCAGCACCATTGCCAAAGCTGTTGTAGGGCTGGGGATCATCGGAGTACATCCAGCCCCAGAAGTGGCCGCCGTAGCCGCAGCCGGGGTAGGGGCGGCCCACCTCCTGCATGCAGCGCACGGCCTGCGCACCAAGGTCGCTCCAGTCGGGGCGGCTTTCCATGATGGCCTTGGCGATGGCCAGCGTCATGATGCTGTCGTCGGTCACCATGCATTCGGGCGTGAAAAGGTCAAAATCCTTGTGACGGTAGTTGTTGAATTCAAAACGGGATCCGGCGATATCGCCGATGATGGCGCCGATCAT